TAGTTAGTTCCTAAATGACTAAGTTGCACATTCAAATCCCCCGCAGTAATATTTATAGGACCACTTGCTGAACTTAATTCTACTGGTAAAGGAACAGTATCTGCTACAGTTGTAGAGCTACCTCCTTTTATAAATCTTATTAGACTATTCTGGTCTTCTGTAGGTAGTGCTAAATCTAAAATAGCTGCTAATATAGCAGCACTATTTGTTTCTGTTGTAGTCCCACTACCGCCAGAATTTTTAAGTATCCTTTGAAGAATATTATATATTTCTTTTATATTTTGCTCTGTTGTCATATCTTTATTTTATTAAAGTAAAATAAAAGAGAGGAGGGTAAGCTTAAAACCATCCCTTTGCAGGGTAAGCTTAAAACCATCCTCATACAAGGTAAGCTTAAAACCATCCCTCCTCTCTTTTAATTACTCATATTTAAAAGTTACTTTGTGTCCTCGTATTTCAACTCTTAATTTTTGTAATATTGGTGTATAATAATCAATACCATCTTTTGTTAATTTCATTCTAAAAGCTAAATGTTGTCTAGCACCAATATTAATAAAAGATTTGTTACTCCAATTTTGTCCAAAACCACTAGGATATGGAGAAACTTTTACACCCTTTCTAAAATAAGCATCTCCTCTAAAAGTGTTTATAATTTCACTCTCACTACTTATTAAAATTTCATTAACCCTGCCATTACTAATTGCATCATCAGCATTTTCATGTTTAAATCCTGCTGACCTGTGATTTGGTGCAGCAATATGAGGAAATCTTCTTCTAGGCTCTTTGTTTCTATATCTATCTATAATAAGAGTTGGAGAATAACCTGCAATATCAGTATAATTATCAATTTTTATTCCTAATTTATGGACAGTTACACCATAAGCTGTTGGGTCTCCTCCAGAATCTACTAATACAGTATCATAAGTATCAGCATCACCCCAAAAAAAATTAATATTTGGAATAGGCATATTGTTTGGTAAAGGTGGATTACAATTATTACAATTACAAATTGCATCATTCAATCTGTTTACCTCTTTTATTAACCATTCTATGTGTTCCTCTGTTGTCATTCTGCAAATATAGTTTTTTTTAATGAGAAAACAAAACAAACTACGGATTTTGTAAAAGAATTTGTTCATCTATATATTTTTTAATTTCATCAATATTTATACCTAATTCTTGGAGACAACAAAAAATCTTCTCTATTTGAAATTTTTCTGTGATATAATCTTTATCTTCTGTTAAACATACATTATTGATTTCATAAAAATACATTGCTAAATAATCTAATCCTATTAATATCTTAGGAATTTTTAAATCATTTTTAGATTCTCCTGTAATTATCTCATCTTTTACACTACAAAAAGTTGGTTTATTTAATAAACAATTTACTTTAAAATATACCCAATGAAAATAATCTTCAGCTTCTGGATAAACAAGGTTTTTATAGACATCCATTTTTGCTTTTAACATTAATAAATCACAAGGGTCTTTAGGATAAATACAAGATTTACAACCACACATACCATCACAAACATAATTTTCAATACCTGTGATAATACTTTCTTGAAGGTCTACAAAATGTTTTATTGTAAATTCTGTTTCTTCAATTATAGATTTTATAACAATTCTATAAATTGCATCTTCTCGAAATTTTATAATATAATTTTCTGAAGCTGGTAAACTAAATTCAAAAAATTTTAACTCTGTATCACAATTATAAGTTTTATAAATTTCTACCGTATAATCATCAACAGAATTATTTGTTAAAGTATAAGTGTTTTCGTGTCTTTTTATTGTATAATCTATCATACTATTTCATTTAAGTTTAATTTTGCTAGTTTATCTTGGTAAGCTACTAGTTGAATATCATTAGCAGCTAGAGCAACAGCAATATCAACTATCTCTCTATGTGTATGGTCTGGTAATTCACAATTAAATGAACCTGTCAAAGTAATTCCAGATGGCAAATTATAACTGCCATTTCTAAAATCTTCTGCATTATGTATATAACTCAATTTTCTGATATAAGTCATACAAAATTTTGAATTTATATAAGTTCCATCATCATATATAAATAAACCATTCTCAAAAAATGTTGCATTAGAAACTCTCCATTCAAAAGAAGATTTATCAAAATTACTGCCTTCAAAATTATCATCATGTTGAACAATTCTTATTCTACCTTTTTTTCTTGTGCAGTTACCTTTATCCATAAAAACTTCTCCACTAACAAAATGCCAATAATTTGTAGGTAATACTACAACATTATTTACTGGAATAAAGCAACGGTTTTGAACAACTATTGTTCTAATATCATCTATGCTTCGTTGAGAAATCTCAAAGCCAGAAGAACTAATTCTTCTTGGCTTTGCTATTTTCTTCACAAACAATTCTTGTGCTTCATTAAGTTTCCAATCAATTTCTGGAATCTTAAAGTTTTTATGTTGCTGGCTATCTATTTTATTCCACTTAGATTTAAAATCATAGTGCATTTCTTTAATAGTCATAATTACATATTTTAATGTTCAAACATATTTACTAAAGCAGTATAAATTGCTGGGGTTTCTGTCCCAAATGAGACTCCAAATGAACGTTTATCACCATCATTTTTATTTGTTTTGTTTGTATAAAATTCAAAGTTTATTACGTCATAATCTACCCCATTCTCAAATTGATAAATTAAATCTTTACTTGCAACTTTCTCTCTACCATCTTGAACATGGTAATTAAGATTTGTAAATAAAGACATACTTTCAAATTCTTCTTCTCTTAAATCACAACCTTTACCAATTGGGAAAGCCATGTTTTGAATTTCTTCGATTAAAACAGCAATATCTGAATTAACTATTAAAGAAGGTGTCAAAGATACTCCATGTGGTGAAACATGATTTATGTCTATATCAGCAAAACCATCTGTTGTTGGTAATTTACTTTTTATGATAAGAACTAACATATCACTGTCATTTGTATCATCATCATCTGTGTTTACTGCTTTATTAGCTGCAATAAAAGCATCTACTTGAGCATCTGTTAAAGTAGTTCCTGCTAAATCTTGAATCTCAGCTTCATAATAAGGTGAATTTTCAGCATTAACTTTCTTATATAACTGTCGAGTTGTTATGTGATTATCATATACAGGTTTACCTGTGCAATCACAATTACAAGTCAATTCTTTTGGTGCTGTAACAGTATTACTATCACCAGCTCCTATTTCTTCAGAATTTAAAACAACATCTGCAATTTCAATTTTTAAAGTTGTTGATTTAATACATTCACATGCACTAATTATTGTTTTCCAAATGTTGATTTGACCTGCTGAATGAGGTGATTTTGCAAAATTTACCATATTGACTTTTTTAATATCGTCAAAACTATAGTAAGTTTTTCCACCTAATTTAGCGACAATTCTAAATTCTGCTGGTAAAGTTGCATAAGTTGTCCCTGCTGCTACACTTTGAGTAGAATCTGTTGGGAAAATACCTAATTGACCATCTGCTAAATTATCTAACTCCGTAGAATATGCAATTTGTTTTGCATTAAAAAGTTGTTTGTTTACTGCTATTGTATGTTTCATATTACAATTTTTATTTTATTTTTTCTTGAATACTTATAAGTAATTCTTGATTTTCTAATTTACCTAAAAATGTTTTTACATCCTCTTCTTTAAACCCTAAGTTTGTTTCAAAATAAAAAATTCCTTTTTTAGTTCTCTTCAATATATTTTTTTGTATTGCAGTTTTAACTAATGCTTTTAAAGTTGTTTCTTCTTTTGAATCATCTAATAATAAAGATAACTCAAGACTCAATTTAGAATCATTTATTATATCATCAAAACGTAATGTTAAATAATTTTCATCTTTATTATCTGTAACTTCATTTAATAATATTAGTATAAAATCTCTTTTTCTAACTAAAGATAAACTACTTACTTTTTTTATAAGTGTATTTTTCTTCTCTATTATAGAAGCTTTAATTTTATTTGAATCTGTTTCGTTATAAATAAAATGTGTAGCTTGTGGTTTTCCACCCTCTTTTAATTCTTCTTCCGAAGAATATATAAATTTACTCTTACGTAACCACTTGTATTTTATAAAATCAATATTATTTCTATCAGGATATAAAAATATTGGTGTGCTTTTTAATTTAACTTTAATTAAATCACTTTCCCAAAACTCATGTGCTTTTTTTGCAAAGTATGTAGAAGAAAGATTGTAGGGGAATTTCTCCCCTTTCAATCTCACTATATCTTCCTCTGTCAAACCTGTTACATAATTCATTGTTACAGGATCTACTAAAGGACCTAAAACATGTGCTTGTGCAAAAAATTCTATTTGTGGAGAAAATTTCTTAACTTCATCCCTATTGGGAATTGGTCTAATTTCTATTCTCCGATTACTTTCCTTTTTTAAGTTCATAATTTTTTTATTTAGGTTTAATCGTTTATTGATTTTATTAATTCTCCTGTAATAGTAGGGTCTTTAATTTCAATACCAATGCTATCTGAAATATGCACTTCATAATAATCACCAGCATGTTTGGCTTTATCCCCAGTAGTAACTCCACCAGGACCTACTCTACCTAATACATGTGTTGTTCCATAAACTTTATTTTTTCTAACAAGAGTGATATTATCATTCTTAGATAACCCTTGTCCATTTCCACCAGTTACATCTAATATAGTAACACGTTGTGATTGTAAAGGAGTTCCAGTTGTTTCATCAATATCTCTGTGTAATGATTTATCATCATTCAATGGATTATGAATCAGTTTAAAAGAACCACCATTTGGTAAATCATAAGTTACAAATTGATAACCTGTTCTTAAAGAGTTATTATGAACTCCATCTGTTGATTTTGTAAATGTTGAACTTTCTCGTATAATTGCTTTTCCACCAGTCCAAACATCAAGAGCTTTTGCCCATTCTTTCATACCATAATGACCTGAAAGTCCAATAACTTCACCTAAATCCCCTGGATTAATTCTTGAATAAACTATTCTGTCCATAAATGCTTCGATTAATTCAGCACTCATTGTAGTAAATCTTTCAACATTACCACCAAAATAAATTTGTTGTTCTAAACCTGCTCCTGGGTTAATTGGATAACCAGAATCTGGGTCAATTAAAGGTTGGTCTCCTAATCTTGAGTAAAGTGCATGTGTTGACATTTCTTTATTCATAGCCATATAATAGTCTGCTTCTTGAGCATCCATCCAAGCTTTATGTGTATTTCCTTCATCATCTTTAAAAGCAATCTCTAATACAGCTTGAGCAGCAAAATCAGTTACTTTATATTGTTTACGAAGTTTCACTAATGAATTTTTAAATTCAACAGTAGTTTGTTTTTCTGTATGTCCACCACTTTCAGCAGCTTCACCACGCATAGTAAACATTCGTGTCCATTTACTACCTGGTCGTAAGTATTTAGGATTAATGAAATGTTCAGGACCTTCTGTATATGTCTGTAAAGTATATAAAAAACCTCTAGCTCCTTCTTTCACTTTATCTTTTACTACTACTACTTGAGATTTATCTGATGAACCTGGTGAAATAGATTCTCCAATTTGGTATAAATCTACATCAACTAATACTTTGATATTTTGTCGATGTTTACCTGGTGTTGAACCTACTGTTCTATTTTCAAGAATAGTCATTGGTCTAAAACCTTTGACATTCATTTTCCAATTCCAATCAAGTGTGTCAATATTTTTTGTTTTACCTAAACCAAAAACAGACTCAAGCACATTTCCTGTTGCAAGATTTAATGAATTAGTTCTTGAAGAGAACATAACTCTTGTTGGTGCTTCAAACACAGTTGGTTTCAATGCTAATTGGTTACTCCAATGATTTAAATCTGTCATTGCAGTTGAATTAAACTTAGCATTTCTAATTTGCAATTTATTAATTTTCTTTGCCATTATAAATTTTTTTATTCAAAATTGTCTGCTAATCTTATTCTACCACCAGACTTATTATTCAAATTCGTATTAGTACTTTTACGTCTAATATTAGCTTTAACTTTTTTTGTTATCTTAGTATCAGATTTTTTTATTATTTCGTCAAAGTTTATCTCTCCTTTATTATGCTTTCTTAATAGTTTAGCTATCTGAACTGCACCTTTAGGATTATTTAATACTGTCATTAAATCTGCTTGCATTGGAGTTACGTTACTACCATTTTCCAATTTTATAGTTCTTTCAATCATATAATCTGGTAAAGAATCTTTATCTTTATTAGTAATTGTTAAACCATTTGCATCTGAACTTTCAGTTAAATATGTATCTATTTTATTTCTTAATTCTTTTTGTTGTGTTCTGTCAAACTCAATTTTTCGTTCTTGTTCTTTTAATAGAATATCTTCTTCTTGTTTTCTTTTTTCTTTCCAAGAATCAAAATGCTTGGTAGCATGTTTTTCTAATCTGTTAGAATCTTCTAAAAATTTAATTTGTTCTTCTATATAATCTTCTTCATAACCTTCGTTTTTTAAAGATTCTGCTATAATCAGCTTTTGGTTATCAACATTATCTTTTAAAACTATCTTACTGTGAATTTTTGAAGAACTTGTTGCAAGAGTTTTTGTCATAAAATCTTTTGCATTTCCACCATTCATCACATACTTATTCAAATTTTTCAATTCCTCAGGCATACCATCTAAAAAAGTATCAATTTTATTCTTGTGATATTCCTCATAAGAATCTTTTATACGTTCTTTAACTGTTTCTTCATCTAACTCTTCTTCTCCTTCCTCTACTTTTAAATCTATATACCCATTCTCTTCTAAATAGCTTATAGCAGTAAAAGTTTCTTCTTCTTCTTCTTCCTGTATGTTTTCTTTTGTTTTATCTTCTTCTTCCTCCTCAAAGAAATTTTCTTCTTCAGGTTTTTCTACTTTTTTTTGTTTTTCATCTTCGGTATTTGTTTCAGTCTCTACTACTTTTGTTGTCACCTCATCAACAGAGAAAAAATCTTCATCGTTTGATAAATCATCAAAAAAATTATCTAAATTGTTATTTGTATCAGTCATTTTGCAAATATAATTAAAATATTAGTAATATTTAAGAAAAATCTTAAAAATTTTAAAATAATGTGTAATAGCCTTTATTTAGGATTTCTTTTTCTTAATCTCAATTTCAGCTTTATCAATTTCTTTCTTATGTTCTAATTCTTCTCTTTTAAGTTGCAGTTCTTCTCTTTTTATATCAGCATTAACCCCATCTCTTGCTATCTCTAAGAAATCATTAACACCATCCCCATCAGAATCTGCATCAGGATTAAAAGACATCCCAACTAAAGCACTTTGTAAAGATACAGTTTTTCGTTTCTCTTCTTCTTTAAGAACTACAATTTCTTTCTCAAATTCATGCTCTCTTTCTAAACCTGCTTGTTTCATTTTTTCTAGGTCTTGCTGTTGTTTAGCATTTTGTTCTCTTATTTGAGCTTCTTCTTCTTTTCTATTTTGTTCTGCAATTTTTAATGTTTCTTCAGCTTCTACAACACCTTCTTGTCTCAGTATTGATAATACATCAGATAATTCTGCTTTCTGATTTTGCATTGCTGCATGAGATAATTGTTTAATAGTTTGCAATGCTTCATCAGCTTTTGAAGAATTTGTTACAAATAATCCAAGTGTAGAATTTTCTAATAAATTTATATCAAGTGTAAGTATTTTAGAAGATAAATCATCTAACACATAAGATAATTTTATACTGTCTTCACCAGAATAAACTATCTTACCAGTCTCAAGAACAGCTTCTAATACTTGCTTTTTAAAAGTATGATGTAAATCAAAGTAAGGTTCTAAAATATTTGATGTCTGTATTAGATTTTGATTATTGTTCCCAACAGATACATTAGGAGATGCCATTCCTTCCACAGCTTCTGTAATTCCAATTGCTGCTCCAGCTTGTTTTTTAAGATACTCTGCTAAATTAATATATTTACCTATATCTGATGCTAAAGATAAGTCAATTACTTTAGCTGTTGTGTTTACATCCGCATATCCTTTCCCTTCTTCATCAGGATTATACCACATAAATGGAGAACTTTCAAAAAAGTATTGCCATTTTTTTATGTCTATACCCTGACTATCAGGTATTGCATTAATATTCATCATTACTTTTTTACCTTTATCAGAAGCAAGCAATAGTTCTAACCTATACATTACAATATTAAAATAATACTGAGATAATTTTAATCTATCCATAGGAGAAGTTGGGATAGAGTTCATATCATCAACTACAACTCCGTAATAAGGAAATTTACAATTGTGTAAGTTATCTAAATCTTTAAATTGACCTGGTAAAGGTCTCATATTTATATAAATGTCTCCACCAATTTTCCAAGTTTCATACACCTCTGGTAATAGCTCATAGTCTATTTTAATATCCCCAGCAGCTTCATTTAATTTATAATTTTCTTCAACTATTGTTTGGTGTTCTTCTCCAGTCTCTAAATCTAAGTAAGTTAGAAATGCAATCTTTCTAAAATCTTTCCAAAGTGTGTGTGTAACATAATGTTTATTTACAGTATCTCTCTCATCTTTTTCTAAATCTGCTTGATAGAATAAATCCTCTTCATCATAATGTAATTTTTTTTTTAATTTTTTTACATCAGACTCTTTAATATCTTTTCCAAAAAAACGCACAATTTCAGATAAGGTCATTAAATATTTTACCGATATAGTTTCTGCATCTTGTATAAAAGGAGACATTGCAGACATTTTATAGTTTATATCCAGTGAATTTACTACCCATGTTTGTAATGAATCGTTTAAAATTCCAACATACATAACTTCTTTAGCAGATAAACTCAGATGTTTAAAACATTCGCTAAATTTTCTTTTTAAATCTTGTTGCAGCATAAGATAATCTAAAAGTTGATTTGCCATTACTTCAACTGGGTCTTGATGCTCTCTTAGCATATATTTCTTTACTTCTTCAGGAGACTTAGCTTTAAATTCTTCTTCAATTTTAGCATTAATCTCTGCCTTTTGTTCTTCATTTAATTCTTGTCCTTTAAGCTCCTGCTCATATTTTTTTACAATTTCTTGTTTTATAGGAGTCAATATTTCAGAAACTACATAATCTTTTATTAGAGAAAATTCTTTTTCTTCTTTCCTTGTAGTTGCTTCTGAATTAACTGCAATAACTTTCCAAGAAAATGGTCTTTTAAATTCCATTCCAAGTAAAGCTTTTATCTTACCTGATGATATATCGTGATTCTGCATATTTGCAGGAAGTTCCCCTACATCTTCTCCACCAATTGGTTTACAAACATATTCAAAATCTTTTAAATTGAGAACATTATTAAATAAATCATAATTGACTTTCATTCTTTTGAAGTCAGATACTCCTCCATAACCATTATGTCTTAAACCACTATGTTCATAAGATATTCTATCTGCATTTTTTTTATACCATGCTGTATTTTTAATTTCTGTAATTCCCATATTTCATTTTTATTGCAAAGTTAATGTTTTTTATACATATCTCCAATCATTTCAATAAGTTTCTCTGCATTTTTATTTATATTTTTATCACTATATGTTTTTCCAATCACTTCTTCTTGTACTTGAATTAAGCACATTGCTAAAGCTGATACTAAATCAAAGTTACCTTTAATGTTATAAGAGATTAATTCTTCTAAGAGTCGGATAGAGTAAATTTTGTCAATAACTGTAACGGCATCTCCATTGCTATCATAATTTAAAACAGTGGCTAACCAATCTTTGATATAACGAATACCAGCTTCTTTGAGTTGTGTGTTCATGTGGCAACCATAAATTCTTGCTACTTTAGAATTTTTTATATTTTTACTTATAACAGCATCTGGTTGAGCAGCTAATAAATCCAATCTTTTTATTCTTTGAAAATAAGTCTTTACACCAGGTACTTCATTTTCATACATTATTTCTGCATTATACAAATCAGCAAACATTTTAGCTATATCATCTATATTTGATGCTAACTCTAATCTTCCAATATATTCTGCTACAATAATATCATGATGTTGTGTTCCTATATGATGACTTTTATAAACTATAATTGCTGCTAAAGATGTTCCGACATCTTGTCTAATTGGGTCATACCCTATTTTATATAATCCTTTGGGTGAGTTGTTTACAGGTTGTTCATAAATTACTGGGCAACCTCTTTTATCTTTTGGAATAGAGTGTAGACTTTGTATAGGATTTGCTTTGCCATTTAAAATTGGTTCAGCTATTGCTTTACTTCCATCGTAAGATAAAGTAACTGGAACACCCATAATTCTTTGCAAACTTTTAGCTTTAACTTTTCTTAACTGTCTGTTCAATTCAACTACTGGAAAAGTGTTTGTAGAAACATTTGCAAAAGCTTCTGCTGGGGTCAGTGGCTTTTCTTGCATTCTTTGTTGAATTTCTAAAGATGTAGCACCATGAAATATTAAATCTTCTCTTTTCTTTATTTCTTTTTCTTTTGCTTTTTCTTTATCTGAGTTTCCTTTCTCATCATAGAAACCTTCCATGTTCCAATTTATAGGATGAAAGAAACCACACACTTCTCCTATCGCATCAATATCATAAGTATTTGCAATTGGTAGCATATCAAAAGCTATTGGTCTTGAGAACATATCTGAATAATCAGCAGTTCCCCCAGTCATATCTCCTGAAGTTCCAAAAATTGTAATAAGTCCAGTTTTTATTGCTCCTGCCATTACAGTATCTTCACTTGCTTTGTAAGATGCTTTTAATAATCCTGGTGTTCCAAATGCTCCTGATTCTTCAAAGAATAAATCATGAGCATCTTTACCCCTTGCTGCATCAGGGTTATCTTTAAAAGAAAGTGCAAGAAGCTCCGACTTAAAACCTTTTTCTTCTTTTATACCATTTTTATAAACAATATAAGATGCTTTTACATGACCTTGAGCTGGTTTATCAGTAACATCAGAAGGCATTGACCAACCTGTATTACCATTTATAAAACTTATATTATCATAAGCCATAGTAAACAAACCTTTAGGATAAAGATATTTCTTATCCTCAGCTCCGAAGATTGTTAAACTTCTAGGTATAGTAAAATAATTTTTAGAACCAATAGCTGCTGCTTTATAAGAATATCCTTTACGTCTTGACTTACCAACTATAAGATTATATCCACCATCTAAATACTCAACAGAAATTTCTACGTCAAGCTTTAAACTTTCAAATAATGAAAGCATTTTATCCAAACGTTTTTTGTCTGGTAGATTAAATATGATGTTAGATTCTTTTTCATCTAATAAAGAATCTAGTATTCCATTTCTAGCAATTTCTCTTACCCAAAAATAATTATAATCCCCATCCCAAAAATCTGGGAAAGCTTCTACTTTCCTTGCTCTTTTACCTTTTATTTTACCCACTTTTTGTATTGGAGTATAATTAAGATAAAAATAATGGTCTCCTGTAATTTTAGCCCCACCTATGCTTACACCTTGTAAAGATTTATCACGTTCTTCCTTCCAGAATGTTTTCCAATCAGGAGAACCCCAAGGGTCAGGTATATAATGACCTTTTTTAATCCAGTCATCTCCAGCAGTTCTAAACACTTGTGTGTTTACCCAAGTTCCATCTTTATTTCTAGTATATTCTACCTTATTAAATTTACTCATTATCTGAAGCTATTTGGGTCTGCAAAAATAGAAATTCTTTTATTATTTCTAGTTTTAGTTGTTTCGTATAAATCTTGTTCTACTCGTTTTTCTAAATTTTTAAAATTGATAAGTAGCTTTTCTGTATCTTGTAAAGCAACTGTTATATCTCTCGGTTTATAAATTACATTTTGGGATTTAGGATTTCTTTCTTTCAAGTTTACTGTATCAAAAAAATCTTGTAGTTTTCTCATCCCAGTTTTTGCACTTATAAAGAATCTATAACTTAAAGAAGCTTCTTTTTGAAATTCATTTGATTTCTCTATAGCTTCTTTTATAAGAGCATCTGGTTTCCAAGTTTTTTTCATACCTATACCAAGAAGAATCTTAGACTCTTTTATGTCCTCCTCATAATCTCTGAATGGATTTGACATTTTCATAGATGTCATAAATTCTACATAAGCAAATTCTAAAAGAGCTTTGTCTTTATTTTTAGTTTTATCTCTATTCCATATTTTTTTATATGGTTCAACCATTAAAATTTCTGGGGTAGGATAAACTACTTTATCTTCTATATTAAATATTATTGACATATTTTAAAATTTATATTCTGTTTCCATTCTTTTTAAACACTCTAAAGGTGTTTCATTTTTTCTTAATGTGTAACTACAACCTAATGTTCCACCTTTCCAAGAGCCTTTTCTTTCCCCTACCTCTTTTGAAAAATGAATATCAATAGTCCTGTTTACAATGGCAAACATTCTAGTCCATCTTAACCATTTAGGTCGCCATTCTCTTTCTTCAACATATATATTTGTAGGTATTTTTGAATTATCGTATTTATCTGTAAAGATATAATCAAAACTTTTTTGTTTATCTTTCCACTCTTTGGTATAGAAAGTTTTTCTATCTCCTCTTATTTTATGCTCCCAAGTATCATCTTTTAATAAAATAGAAGTTCTAACCCAATTTTTTGTAATAAAAGGAATATGCCAAGTCCACCAGATACCACCACCATTCATATTTCCTTTCCCACCTATATAAAGCCAAAAGGTATTGTTATGTATTGCAATCCCCCATCTCGGACAATCACATTCATCAGTCCATTTATTTCTAAAAGGGAGTATTAATGTAAGACTAAAGAATATTATATCTAAATTTATTCTCGGTCTGTTATCAAAATATCCGCATATTTCAAAACTAATATCAAAGTTAATCGCCCAATAAAATATTAACCATTTATTTTTATAAATCTTTTTCTTTTTCTTTTTTTGCATTTTTGTTTAAATATTTTTCTAACATATTTTTAAAAAATGTATACTTCTGTTTAGTAATCTTACCACTATCTAATCTTCCTTGTAAAGAGTTGTAT